TCCACCGACATGTGCCTGGTGTCGCCATCGAAATCCGAAACGTAGAACGGAAAATACGGATAGTTATTTGCCACTGCTCGCCCAATTTTATTGTTCTGTTACCCTCGGGAATTCAATCTATCTGATACCCAGCCAGAGATCAATTGTCCCTTGTACTGTGTGGTTCTGTGCTGTACCTTGGCTGTGAGGGTAACAAGAATAAGGAGCGAGAATGGTCCAGCAAAATACCATGATGGTGGTCGAGCAAGCCATCGCCCACGTCCAACCAGCCTTCGAGAAAATCGCCCAGCCGATGGGCAACCTGGTACGCTACCAGGAAGAGGCCGGCTACGCCCTTCAGATCATGCGACGTAGCCCGTACATGCAGAGATGCATTCCCCAGACCATCGAGGACGCCGTCATCAATGTCGCGGCTATCGGCCTCTCGTTAAACCCGGTGTTGCAGCATGGCTTTCTTATCCCCCGAAGACAAGGCAACCATGTGATCTGTTGTTTCGATCCGGGATATCGAGGGCTGATCAAGCTTGCGACAGACGGCGGCCTCGTTTCCCTGGTCCAGGCCGCGGCCGTCTACGAAGAGGAGGAGCGGCTCGGCAATTTCAAGATCACCCGTGGCACCAATCCGACCGTGCTCCACAACACGGACCCGCTGATGAAGCTCGAGGATCTGGGCGAGATCATCGGCGCCTACTGCATCGCCTATGTCAAGCACGCGCCAGTTCCACACGTGACCTGGATGCCGATCGACGACATCATGAAGGCGGCTTCCAAGTCCGAGGCTTTCAACCCACGGGACAAGAGCAAAAAACCGAGCGGCCCGTGGACCACCGACTTCCAGGAAATGTGCGTCAAGACGGCCATCAAGCGCGGCCGAAAGCAGTGGCCCGGTGGCAACGAACGACTCGACCGCGCCATCCATCTATCCAATGTCGCGGAGACGTACAAGGAACCGGACGAGTCACCGATCGTCGGCGAGGCAGTCGAGCTTGTCGACAAAGACCAGGCCAACCAGATGCGCGTGCTATGCAAGCGAGCGCACATGCGTGTCGCCCGCGTGTACGAGAAGTTCGAATGCCGGGTGATGGAAGAGCTTCCGATTGCCAAGTTCAAAGAGTGCCATGACCTGCTGCTGCAGGCCGTCGCTCATTACGATCTGAAGACAGCTGAGTCTGGCACCCACGTGTTCGCCAGCGACTACGATCTAACGCTCAAAGAGCTTACCGACATCGCGGCCACGTACGAATCGAAGGCCGCGCTAATGAGTAAACGCGAGGAACCAAAGGAAAATAAGCAATGACAATACGAAGATGTAAGCTGTGCCCACGAACGGTGAGAACTCACAAAATCTCACGAGAGGGAGTCTGCTCAACTTGCGATGTCGCGCTCATTTACTGGAACAAAAGAACGACCAGCCAGAAGATGAGACGGGCGCGTGCGCTTGATAGCTTCCAAGCCAGAATGTCCATCAGTCTCGGCAACATCCGCACTATGCCTCGACAAGCGACCAAACGAAGACGCGCAGCCCATGGCTAAATTCGGAGCGCTGGAAGACAAGCAACGAAACGTCGAGTGGTATACCGAGCGCCTCGGTCATGCGACCGGATCCGATCGGATCAGCAGATACATAGCCAACCTCGGCAACCCGCACGAACTGAATCGATTGCTCGATGAAATGGCCGACGAGCTTACCTGGTCGACTGAGGAGATCAAGCTCGCCTTCGAGACAGAACAGGGCAATGCCAACGAGTACATGCGTTGGGGATCCGCTCACGAACTCGAGGCCGCCAGGACCTACCAGATGGTTACAAACTCCGACATCATCTACTCGCCAGGATTCAAAGAGCACCCAGAATTTCCATGCTTCGGAGTCTCGATCGACTTCATCGATACCACCGAGAACTGGGTAGGCGAGATCAAGTGCCCGGGCAAAGAAGGCAACCATGCCAAGACCGTCCGCTACGGCATGGGCAAGTGGCATGTCGATCAGACCCAGCTGCAGCTGGAGTGCTCACCCGAACAAGACCTGCTGATATTTGTGAGCTACGATCCCAGACACCCGATTGAGAAACAGCGTCTCCACACGCTGCTGCAACAACGCAGCGAGGAATGGATTGCGCGATTCAGATCGAGGGCGGGAGCGTTCAATGAGCATCTCAAAGCAGGGACCAGGTTCCAGCACACCATCGTCCAAAGCGCAGAGGGAGTCCCTCAGCTATTTTAAGAATCTCAGGCCGATGACCACCACCCAGGAAGGCATGTTCCACGCGAACAGAATCGACACGGAAGTGCAAAACACAGCGGCCTATATCCACTGGAAATACCGAATGAGGAATTATAAAAATGGCCCAAGAATTGATTGTATCGACAGCGACGTTGGCAGTGACGGTGACGCAGGGACTGGAGAAAGCGAATGACCTGCTCGAGCAGGCAGGCAGAGCAGAGATCGCAGAGCGAAAAGATTACGAGAACGGAACCGACTTCCGAAAGGTCGTGTCCGGAATCAGGAAGCGCCTCGAGGATCAGCGCAAGGAGCTTGTAGATCCATACGGCAAACGGGTGCGCTCTATCAATGCCGAATTCAAGAAGGTCCGCGATGTCCTCGACATGGCCGACGACCAGGTCAAAGGAAAGATGACGATCTGGCACAACGTCGAAGAGAAAAGGCAGCGAGAGTTACAAGAAAAACAACGAAAGGAACAGGAGGAAACGGCTCTCGCTGCCGCCGAGGAGGCCGAGGAAGCCGGCGATGCCGCAACCTCGGAGGCAATCCTTAACATGGCGTCCGAGGTCCCCGAGGCTGATGCCAAGCCGGCGGTCGGTCGAGGCAGCCTCACAGGCGCCGCAAGCGTAGCGACCAAGGTCTGGACTGCAACGGTCCACAACATTGAGCACGCCTGTCACGCGATCGGTGAGGGCGACCTGCCCGTAGACCTGGTCAATTTCTCGCAGTCGAAACTCAACGCGTTGGCCAGGGAATGGCACGAGAAGAGGCCGGACGCCGAAGAGATCGCGCAGCATGGCATCACCGTCAAAGGCGAGACCAGGCTATCAGTCAGATGACCGAGGGTGCGCTACGAGTGCTGAAGGTGCCGGTGCCGAACTCGAAGCACTTCGCCATCCGGGTGAAAGGTCACCTGGTCGATTGTCTGGAGTTCGATGCCCAAGTATTCAAAGACTCCTCGATCGTCACATCACAAAGTCGGAATCGAATGAATATCGCCGTCTTCGTGTGGTGCCTGATCATCGAAACAGAGCAGGAAGAAACCCACGAATTTGTCATGGTCAACACTGGCGAAGACTTCCCGATGATGGATGCCGACATCAAATACGTGGCGAGCACCAGGGTACCGATACCGACCGGCGGCGAGATCGAACTACACCTGTTCCACGCCGGCATCAACGAAGCTATGGCGAAAATAGACATTCCGTTTCCGGAGGAGGAGACCGTAAATCCATGAACAAAGTAATCATCATGGGCAACCTGGGCCAGGATCCTGACACGCGATACATGCCGAGCGGAACCGCCCTCACCCAGATCAGCGTTGCCACGAACCGCAGCTGGAAAGACAAGCAGACCGGCGAGACTAAAGACGAGACGTCCTGGCATCGATGCGTTGCTTACGGCAAGCAAGCCGAGACCATCCAGGCGCACTTCACAAAAGGCCGCAAGATCCTGATCGAGGGCCGGCTGAAGTATGGCAGCTACGAAAAGGATGGCGTCACCCGGTACACGACAGACATCGTGATCGATCGCTTCGAGTTCGTTGAGAAGAAGAGCGGCGATCGGCCACCGCACGCATCTGAGCGAGACCAGGACGGCATGCCGCCAAAGTCACGCACGGACGCAGATGACAGTGAGCCACCGAGGAGTGACGGAGATCCTGGTCCGAGCGATGAAGATTTCGACGATGACATCCCGTTTTGATGGGTAGGGACGCATACATATTTCCGGATGCGATAGAGATCGAACCATTATCGGAAATTAGACAGCAGTACTTTCAAAAGGCCAGGCTATCGGTGGGCGTTGTCTGTCCTTGTTGCCAGCGCTTCGGCAAGGTGTACGTCAGAAAATTCAACAAAGGCATGGCGACCAATTTGATTAACCTTTATCGAAGAACTAGGAGCGGTTTCGTTCATCTGCCATCGACCGCGCCGCGATACATCCTGAACGACAACCAGGTTGGCAAACTGGTGTTCTGGAATATGGCAGTGGCGCAACCGAATGAGGATGACCCAAGCAAAAACAAAAGCGGGTGCTGGAAAATCACTGACACTGGAATCGACTTTGTCGAAGGGCGCATCATGGTCTGGTCCCACGTGATTGAGTACAACCAGATCGTCGAAGGGTTCCGAGAAAAGAAACGGGTCAACATCTCAGATGCACTAGGCAGGCCATTCCACTATCAAGAACTGATGTCGGATAGCCCAACATAAAAACAGGAGAAAAATAATGTCCACACCCATGAAGCCTAACCAAGGCCTGCTCATGAAGCTCGGCTCGATCATCGTCCATCTCGAGGAGTACATCGAGACCGACATCCACACAGATCTTAAGGCCGCGCAGGCGCTCATCAGTGATGCGGAAGTAGTGACCTGGCTTAGAGAGATGACGGCCAAGGGCTTGCTGCCAGTGAAGCGGAACCAGCGTGGAGGATGAACCGACTCCAGGACCCATCGATGTCGGGCCGGAGAAGCCACTTGAGGCGCCGCTATATGCGGTGCTCTCTATCCTGTCGAAACCTGGGAGCATGCTGTTCACGATCAAGCCCGGCAGTGCCGGCGCGCTCATGACCAAGACAGGCCACTGTCAGAAAATCCCGCCGGCCTGGATGAAGCAGCTGGTTCGCCGAGCGCTCATCGATCAGCCAGTCGGCCAAGGCAACAAGGTCGCCTGCATGAACTGGATCCAGTACACGCTGACATACGAGGGCCAGCAGGTCCTGAACCGGGAGCGCTGATGGAACTACTCATCCGACCTATAGCAAGCAGAAGCCAGAGAGCCGAGCGCTACCAGCCCCCAGCTGCCTGGGTAACAGAAGCCGAGGACGACTTGCGTTGGCACTTTACAAGCCATCACTTGGTCATCGCGATCGCTAACCAGTGGCGCGCTTACGAATTGCGCATCACACGAGAAGAGGCCGAGAAATTGATCAAGGAGATGAAGACGGCATGGGAACTATAGTCGACGAGCTATTCGCCTTTATCACCACGGGCGATACCGGTGACGAGGGCATGATCGTTGTGGAATTGGTCGGCGAAGATACGGGGTGGCCGCTGGTTGCGGCCGACCTGGCACGGGTGCACCAGATGATCCCGTTCGCTGAAGCGATACGCGAGCAGACCGGACACGAATACAAGCTGAAGCATTTCAAGCTACTTGGAGAGGTGAGCGATGACTACCTCAAGCAATTTGGAGAGCCACCCGAACCTGCCGACGATGATCCAGGGCCAGAGAGTGATGACAAACGACTGCCTGACGATCCGCGGAAAGGAAACGGAAGTGGAGAGGACGTTTCATGATCGCTGGTTCAGCTGGCCGTGGCGACCATGGGTCAAGACCTGGATGTACGCGCCGCAGATTCCGGACCCGCGCATTTACAAGATGTCAGACATGCTCGATGGCCAGGTGTGGCTGATGCATTCGGAGACGCTGAAAGACTTGGTCACAATCCTGGAGGCCTGCAACGATGGCTGATTCGTGCCCCGGCGCTGACGGGCTTGTGTGTGTTGACGGGTGGCTGTACTCACAGATCCGCATGATGATTTTCCCGGCCAATAAACGCTGCCCGATCTGTAATGCGCCGGCAGAAAAAGAGGACACAAAAGATGGCTGACGATGACGAGGTCGCCCTCGAGGGAATCCTGAAGCAGGTGATCATGGACCACCGGGACGACGAGATCGACGGCGTCCTGATATTCGTGTTCGTAGACGGCGAGGCCAGCGTCTACAACTCCGGCGTCAAGCAAGAGATCGTCGACCAGCTGGCCGATATCCTGGCCGTGCATCACTGAGGAATAAAAATGAAAGCAATCATCTACGACTGCGAAATCAAGAACGCCATCCCGGACAAGAACGAACCGCTCCGGCCGAACATCCACTACTGCAAAGGCTGGACTGACTTCCTCGGTATGGGGATCTCAGTCATCAGCGTCTACGATTATCACGCCGGCCAGTACCGGATATTCTGCGAAGAC